CTTCGTAAGTTCCAGGGATAAGTTTGAGAGCTTCAGTTTTGAAGATCATTTTAAATTTATCTCCAGTTCCTTCACCCACATTCAAAGTGTTAGTAGATTCACCATCGTTACTTGCATCATAAGTCATCAGTTGAATTTTAGTGCCATCTGAAACAACAGCAATATTAGGTGAACCAAGAACAGAAGCAGTACGAATGATCCAATCGAAATCTGATTGTGTTAGATCAAAATTGATTTCTGATTCCGGCATCGCCACAGGTTTCTCTGGCGCAGCATTGATCATTTTTGGAGCACAAAAACGATAGTCAACATTACTGCGACCACTCATACCCGAAATGATACCACTCAGTTCTTTAAATTCAACATCAACTTCCTCTTTATACATAGAGAGAACATTGATGAATTTACTAAGATCATAGATTCCAAATTCACAAGGAATAGTTTCTTTGATTGTCGCTTCAGCCAAAATGTTTTTGTTGGTAGAAATAGTCTTGATTGTATTGCCTGGTCGGAACACGATACCCGAATTGATGTTTGAAAAGTTCTTCAGTAAATTAACTGTTTCAGTAGATAGTTTCATAATTACTCCGTAAAATCATAATATAACACATTATTTAAGTTTTTGCAACACATTTTCAATTTTCTTCCGTAAATCACCTATGTTGCCGTCATTGTCAATTGAGTAATCAAAATCACATCCTACCCAATCCCATTCGGATCGGTGAATGTTTAATTTTGACATGTACTCTAAACGGGAAGACTCAGTAACAAGTAGAGACATATCCTTATACCAAACAGGATCATCACCTCTCTTTACTCTTATAACAATACCACCGTTTTCTTGAATGTATTTAATCTCATTCTGAAATCTAACATCGGTAATAACCACATCTTTACCTCTAGCCCGATTCAGTAAAGATATCACCCAAATATCAGGATGAAAAACCTGTCGGCCAGCTTCAGTACCCATAAGTTGTAAAGCATCTCTAGGTGAGAAACTTTTTCCGAAACTATCACTCCAGAAAGCGTCAGGTTCTTCTCGCCAACGCCTAGACAACTCCGTATCACCTTCCAGGAGTTCTCTAGGCCATCCAAACATAATAGAAACAGCGTCCTTCAATGGTCGTGCAAAACTATCTTGGATAAAACCATGATCTTGAAGGAAATCTCCTACAGTACCTTTACCACTACCAATGAATCCCACCACACCGATCAACATTACATTTTCCCGGTATACTGTGCGATAGCTGCCATGTTACCTGTGAAAGCATAACTTCCAATATGTTGCGTCTTCATCCAAGGACACAGGTAAATTTGACCACCAATCTTTCGCCACATCTGACAGAACATATAATCTTCTGACAAGTATCGTTCACTACCACCACCAGTGATGCTGTCAACAGAATCGATTACAGTATCAAAATATGCATGAATATAACGAGTACCATCAAAGTTCTTTTGACCAACATGATCTGGTTTATAACGAATAAGAGGATAGGCCTCTGACATTTTACCGAATACTTCACGTTTAATCAACATGAATCCAGTTCCGATCTCCAATACCTCAAGTGGTTCAGTAACCGAGAATTGTGATGTACCTTTTACTACGTTGAAAACATATTCACCAACAAGACCATCCAATTCACCAGGTGGCATATCAGGATTATTTCTTGCAGCAAGTGCCACATTGTTCCAATTGATAGACTTTTTGGGGTAAGGACCACCAATAACTTCTTTATCTAATGCTAACAGAGCAATGACGTCTTGTGGGTTATAATGAATGTCTGAATCGATAAAAAGCATATGCGTACATTCTGAACGCAAGAATTCATCAACCAAGTAATTCCTAGCTCTGGTAATGAGAGATTCATTAAATAAGAATGAAAACTTCACTTCCACGCCGTACTTACTCATGATATTTTGTAAGTCTAGACACGACTTCATGTACATACCGTGTGCCATTCCACCATACATCGGTGTAGCTACAAACAGACTATACTCTTTCAAGTCTTCAACTTTGATTTTAATTTCCATAATGTATCCATAAAATAAAAAAGAGGAGAGATACTAATATATATCTCTCCTCACTCACACATTCGTTACTAAATTAGGCGAATGTGTTTACACCGTGTTGGCGCAGAGCAATGATGCCAGCTGCAACCATGCGCTTGGTCGGTGTACCAAGACGGTAGTAAGAAACTTTCTCACCGCTATCAAGTGTGCGAGTGTTCAAGTAAATTGAATTGCCTTCTTTACGCAAAGAATCGATAGTAGCTGAAGGATTCTGCACACCAAACATTGATTGCATTTTTGCAGCAGTCAATGTGTTGTATTTACCAGACTTGCTCAGATACGAAAGGACTTTAGACTTTGTAGACATAATGTAAAACTCCAAATATTAATATTAAAATGATTCACTTACAATGTTGCATGAGGTGTGAATCAGAACCTCGATTACTTAAACTAAATTATACATCAAACAGATACAGTTGTCAAGCATTTATCAGGCAAATGTGATCAGAAAGGAATTTCTTCCCCGTTGTTTGGTGTTGTAGTTGCCTGAACAGTTTCTTCAGGTTTGTTGATGTCCGCATCCAACTTATTGTATAGGTCGAGGAAAGACATTTTTGTATCATCATCAAAACGATTCAAACACAATTCAATAGACTTGATTCGATCACCAAACACACCATAGGTCTTGGCAATATGCACAAGGCGGCGAGTGGAAATCACTTCGTCAGTTGCTTCTTCGGTAAACGATTTACGAATAACATCAGCCCAATCGACCAACTTAGTAGCAAAGTCATCATCAGCTTTACCTTGAGATTTCATTTCTTTCTTTAGAATTTTCTTCTCAACGGCAACAGGAGGCCAATCTTGTTCATATGTGTTTAAGAAACGTTCAAGGAAGGCTTCATTCAATACGTTAGTGAACATGTAACGACCATCATCAGAACCTTTACCTTTTGTATTCGCAGTAGCGATAACGGTAAAACCTTCAGCTGGTGCGACAACTTCATTTTTCTTTTTAAGAAGGAATGGTTTACCTTCAAGCACACGTTGCAAACAAGATAAGTTCTGAGCACCATAATCAATCTCATCGATACAAAGTACTGCACCCTGTCGAGCAGCAACGGTAACAGGACCATCACGCCATTCCATTTGACCGTTAATTAGAATGTAGTTACCTAAAAGGTCACTCTCATCAGTTTCAGGTGTCATTGAGACACACAAAAATTTACGACCAAGTTTGGCACAGGCCTGTTCAACTGACATTGTTTTACCGTTACCGGAATGTCCAGTGATGAAAATAGGATAGAATTTTTTCGATGCAATAATTCGAATCAGATCATCATAATGTCCGAAAGGAACATAGTTTGAATATAGTGACGGTACCAAACTTTCAGTTTCTAATTCGGTGGCCACACTTGAAATTTTAGTGGTTTCTTTCACTTCGACTTTTCTCATAGGTATGACCTGACCGACCATTTCGGCCATTGCTGGAACTTTATATATTCCTCGGGACATTTTATTCTCTGGATCATTAGTAAACCAATGAGCTGTTGCAATTCCGACTTTCTTACATACATCAGAAATCTCAGAACGACTAACAGTTGATTTACCTAAAGTAACCAAAGCAGCTAAAAACTTCTCACGAATTTCTTTGTTTTCTTTTCTCATCACAAATGACCTTATCAAGTTAACAATACCATCATAACACGTTTACAGTTGCCTGTCAAGAGATTCCTTTAATGAATTTGGAAACCAAGACTCTGTTGTTGCTTTTAAGTTTACCTAATTTACTAAAGGCAGTCTTTAGTTTATTTACAGTAATATTACCTGAAACTGCAAGTTCTTCGTCTTCAATGCTAAGAGAATTACCACCGGGCAATATAAAAAATGTGTCGTATCCTTCATTGAATGATTCAAGGAACTTATCTTCTTTCAATTTTTTCACTAGATCACCAACAATTCCACCGGTGTTCAAACTTTTATAATTCACTCTATGATTAAATCCGAGAATCTTGGCAATGTCTCTGCCTTTTTTATCTTTATATTTTAGAAGGATTGTGTTCTTCAATTTACTGGTTAAGGAGTCACCTAAAAAGAAACCGAAAATTTTACAACCAGTTGTTTTTCTAAACCATTCAAATACAGCAATTCTTACACCATCATCATAATTCCAATGAAAATGCTGATATGAATTGATCTTAGCCTGATATTTGTTTTGCTTATCAACCAAGTAAAAATTATGATAATTTAGATACAGATAGTTTTTCGTGGTTCTCGTATTATCTTCAGACCTACCCATAAAACCTTCTACTTCATCCGCATCACCATCATTCACCAAAACCAAGTTTACGATATCTAAGTTATTGTTCTTTTTAAATTGTTTAACAATTGGTTGTAAGGCAACCATACTTTCGATTAAGGGTGTTGATGAAAGAGATTCACTTCTAGGATACATCAAATTATTTTCAAAACTGTTTTTCAATAAAAGAAGATTTTTGACTGAATCATTGTAATCTTTTGTCTTCATTGAAGATGAAAGATATTCTCTCAAATAGGCATTCAGAAAAAGAAAGTTACCTTCTTCACGTTGAAAAGTAGGAGCTAATGGATTATCAGGGTAATCGTATTTGCGAGCAGCGTCACTATTACCAAATCCATATACAACGAAAGGAATATTAACTTTACGACAGAACATAGTGAGTACAAGAATTTGTTCAATAGATGCACCCATATTTTTACGCATTGATCCGGATTTATCTAAAACCAGAACCAATCCATGAGACTTGCCTTTATCTTTAATGGTAAGTTTACGGAAAAGATTGTCTTCTACCTGATACTTGTAAATTTTATTCAGGTCAATGTCACCAGTCTCAGACACTTTACTCTTAGAATAACATTTAGCAGACTTCTTCATTTCGAATTCTTTAGCCAATAAAGAAATATAACGACTATTCTTATTCTTGAATTCAGCCAAAACTCTGTTACTTGTATCTGAATAATCGTGCAAGAATGCTTTATAGAATTCAGTCATTCTTTGATGCACAACTTTCGCAGGTGTCAGAACCTCGTCCATGTCGATCTTAGGTAAGTTAAGATAGATATATTCTTTCGAGGTTTCATCCAATAACTTAATCTCATTATTACGGAAAGCATCATCTGTACCACATGATGGTTCAAAATTATCATTAGATTCAGTATAATCTTCGTCAGTATCTTCATCCGATTCTTCATCAGCTGAATTGCCAGACTCTTCATTTTCATCAGATTCTTCGTCTTTTTCACCATTAGAATCCACGCTTTCGTCAGATTCGTCAGACTCCTCACTATCATCAGAATTAGGTTCAGAAGATTCCATTTCCTGTGAGTCTTCATCCTCATCATCATCATTCATTTGATATGATTTTTCTTGTTCTTGAGCCATAGATTGCTGCTCATCTTTAGAGTAACCATAAACCTCATCAGCAATAACAGTAACATCATTCCATGATTCTGCTGCCAAAACTCTATCAACAAGCGTTTGTTCATACTCAGTAAATTTGATGGCAATCGAACCTTCAAGTTTAGTGAAAAGGTTGACACGATCAATAAAAGGTAAATTGTTTATATCACGGCCTTCGAGGCCAAAAAAATCATCCTCGATTAGTTTAGTGTAAGCTTCAACGAAAGGACGTTTAATTCCAGGATACTTACGTTTGACTTTTTTCTCTATTCGAGCGTCTTCAATAACATTCAAGAAAGATTTATAGTTTGCACCTTTATCACAAATTGCATCATGCCAACCATCCGCTGGAGTAAACAAAGCGTGCCCAACTTCATGACCCATCAAAAGATCATACATTGAAGAAGACATTTCTTTCCAGATTGGACAATACAAAACACGATTCTTTACATCGAATTTTGCGGTTTGCATTTTACGGTGTTCGACCGTAATATTTTCTACAGCCAATAATTTGGCTAATTGGGATTTTGATTGTGTTGTAAACATTATTTTTTCTGGAAGGAGTTAATAAAATCGACCAACTGAGAATTCAGTTTGGGATCTTTCTGTACTTCTTTCAACATGCTTTTTATACCGAAAGTTCGAAAAGCATCCAATGTATCATTGAGGCAAGAATAAAACATCATCTCTTCCTGTTCTAGGAGAGTGTGTGAATAATCGTTATTGACTGGTGATTTCATAATGTTTCCTCATTAACATAGAAACCATTATAACAGCAATATACTTACCCGTCAAGCATAAAAAAACAGATGTTGTTTTTATGCAACATCTGTTGGGTAATTGGAGCGGTGTTCTGGAATTGCACCAGAGAGACAAGTTGGACACCCACCTCAGACTATCACACCGCAAGTATATAATTATATAGGCATTATATCATAAAGTCAAGCACTTTTTCTCATTATCGCCCAACTTGTCCTAGATACTTTGCCTTAGTTTCTTCCCAATCTAGGTAAATAAGATCATCATAAAAAAGAGATTCGTAAGAGACGGTGTTCTTTTTAGTGAGTTGCTTAATTCTTCCTTTGGCATGTTTCTCTTTCCATATTGAAACTAAGGATTCATATGAAGTATCGAACGATTTAACCAATTGATCTTCTTTGATCTCACCACGCAGAAATTCGTATGTGTTGTTATATAGTGGACTGAAATATATTCC